CTCTAGGTGTATGAGGATTTTTCTTTTGATTTTGACAATACCAATTTTGTTGTTCAGTAAAATTAAAATTTTCTACTTTATACTCATAACTATGTTGAGCATTTAGTATATGTAGCGTGTCTAAATATTTTTCTAATGATCTCTTAGACAAATCTAATACTTCATTTAGTTCAAACTCAGAGTTAATATTACCAGCAGCTACCATTGATGGACTAAAAATATTCCTAGCCCATTCGGGTAAGTCTCTTGGTTTACTCCACTCATAATCTTTTACTTCATTAGCAAACCACTTAACTAGCTCATGATCTTTATTTCCTGATGGACTAAAGTCATGGAATGCTCCAGTAACTTTTGTTGGACCAGCTATTAAATCAAAACCATAGATAGGTGCATCTGAATAAATCTTTGGAAATACACAAAGATGCATCATGAGAAGTTTCTTAGTATCCCTTGCATCTACAACATCTAAATGTGCTCTACGAATATTACCACTAATATAGATTTTATTTTCCCAAGGAAATGGATGAGTCTCTTCAGATAAGAAAGTTCTTGACTCTAATATATCTTTAAAGTCTTGTGTATGCTTCTCTAGTTTACTGAATATTATACTCATCAGCTAACTCATCAAATAGTTGTGTTGCAAAGGCAAAGACTATTTTGGCTTCATCAGCTAAATCGTCTGTAAGCTTTTCTCTTACAGTAGCAATAAGCTCTGCTCGGTTATAAAATTCATACATAGTACCATTTCCTGGAACTAGTTTCTTTAACATTTGACCACCATACATATCACCAAAATGGCGTACATATAAGTGAGCAAGTAGTTGTTCTTTAGTACAGGTCTTTACATATTCACAATAGTTCATTGTACTCATATGTAAATGTTGTCTTGACTTGTCTCTATGCAGATCTCGTAGATCTTGTGCAATTTTTGCTGTACGTTTAATAGGTCCAATATCATCTAATAAACCTAATACCTCAGCAGTTTGTTCTAATGCAGCATAACAATGTTTTTGATTAAACAAAAAGTCACCATACTCTTCTTTTGTAATTTGTCCTGCAAATAACTTTTTTACAAAAGGATGATTCTCTGCACTATCATGTGCATCTTTAATTAATTCTCGTAATGCCATTTAAACTCCTTAATAAAACAGGGAACCGAAGTTCCCCGTTTTTAATACTTACTTAGATGGTTCTGTTGGAACCGTTACTTCTGTTGGATGTGTTGCATCGGCAAAAGTTTCAGGCATATCTCTTAATGCCTGACGATACTCTGCCCATTCTGCTTTCTTTTCTGCTGATAGTGGTGTATCAGGTAACTGTGTCCAGTCTGATTTAGTTAATAGAAAATCTCTTAAACCACGAATACCAACTTGAACTTGTTCAATAGTGATTTCTGGTAGGTTTTCTTCAGGCATATACTCAATATAGCCTAATTCTGTAAAACCTACTGTATCTTTTAAACCTGTTCTTTCAAGAACTGATTGATAGGACATAGGTCCTTCTAGTACAACCCCATCTACAACATAATTAAATAAAACATTATCCATTACATATCTCCTGTACCTGTTGATGGGAATGATCGGTTTGGTCCCCAAATAATGCGAACACACCCTCTTCCACCACGATTAATCTGGTAACCCATATATTGATTACTACCAGTGCCACCAGCACCGCCTCCATATAAACCACCATCTCTACGATGGAAACCATAACTAATCCATGGATTTTCACCCATTAATCCATCTTCACCTCCAGAGCCACCTCTTCCAGGTCCTCCAGAACTTCCACCTGAGCCAGAAGAGCCTTGACCAAAAGGGCCAGTACCCCCACCTGATGGGCCGCCATAAGTAGAGCTGTAAGAACCACCACCTCCAGCACCTCCACCATTACCTGCAGAGTCCTGAGTTCCACCATTACCAGTGTAACCTCCAGCACCACCTCCACCATATTGGGCACCGCTTCCTCCATTACCACCGCCTGCGCCAGTCCAGGTACCTCCGCTAGTACCTGATGCTCCGCCTCCTCTAACAGTACCAGTGTCAATAAAATAGCTATCAGTACCACTATATTGATAACCGTAGCCATCACCCCCTTTACCAACTACTACAGTATAGTTTTGGCCAGGTACTACAGGAATATTATTTTTCCAACCTAATCCTCCACCACCACCAGCTTGGGATGACCATTGTGAACCTTGAGTAGAAGAACCTCCACCAATACAAACAACAGATACACTGGTTACTCCTGGAGGACAAGTCCAAGTATAAGTTCCACTACCAAAACCATAAAAGGCTTGTCCAATTGGGGTAGAAGAACTAGAGGAAGAGGAAGAAGAAGAACTACTTGTAGCCCCTCCTACTACCCCTAGTCTATTATCAATTGTAGTTAAAAATCTACTCATAAATTACTCCTCAAAACCATAAACATCAATCTTAGTGTCTGAGTTAGTTGCTCTTGCATAAACCTTATCACCTGCATTTAGAATAATTCCTCTATGCTCTAAGTGATTCTTTGCTGGTACAGTTAAATCTAACTCAAATGCATCTGGCTTAATTGTAGGTGAGCCTAAAGAACTAAGTGTTGTATATTTACCTGTTGAGGTATACACAGCAAACTGAGCAAATGTGTCTGTCTTTGGCCCTGTATAAGCACTAGTTAAACTACCAATACCTGACGTAATTATAGAGGTATCTCCCTTAACCCAAGTTGCCCCATCTTTAGAGAACAGAACATCACCATTAGTTGTGATAGTATAGCCATAACCATTTCTATCTTCAATAAATGGGAAGTAAAAGTGTAGGTTACTAGGGAAAGATGAAGTTACATCTGTCCAGTTATTTAAAGATGAAAACCAAGAAGTAACAGGTGCTCTAAAAACTTTATTTGCAGTTCCACCATACACATAATCACCAACGGGACGAAACCATAGCCAATTTAAAGAAGTTTGATCATAAGACCCACCCCAGTTAGTTCGTGTAAGATTAACAGATATATTATAACTTTGGTTTGAGGAAGCATCAGTTATTGTAGCACCCCATATTGCATTACTACCACTTGTCCAAGAACATCCTGTTACAAGTCTTAGATTTGCAGTACTAAGTCTTGCTGTTGGTAAAATAGAAAGTGCATAAGGAGAATGTTGACCATAATTAGTATTTAACCAATATGGTGAATTACTACTACTAGTGTAATCACTTTGACTACCATTACTAGAGGTACTGCTACCAAGACTATATTGTCTTGTTAAATATCCAGTACTATTTACATGGAAACACTGCTGTCTAAATCCAGCCGTGCCATAATCATAATAACTTGGAGTATTATCATAACCACCAAATACAGAAGCAGCGGGATAACCTTCATAGCTTTTATCTAATGTATCCCAAGGATAGCCTTTAACTCTTCGAGGATATCTACTAGAATTCATTACAATGTAATCATTCTCTGAGTAAAATCCTGATATTTGGTAACCTCTACCGATCCAATAGCCTGGACCACCCATGGACCATTGTCCAGTACCCCAACCTGAATTGTATGGATAACCTAGACTATTAGTACTTTCATTCCAAATACCAAAAGGTGGATAAGAAGTGCTAGGGCTAGGGTCAGAACCAGAGCTTACTTGTGGACCAACTGCTAAAGAGATTGTAGGGGTACCTATATTAAGAATACCAAGCGGTGCTTGTTTACTAGCAGTATACTCTACACCATTAACTTTTAAAGCGGATGTATTATCTGCTGGTGAATTTGATAGTTGGCTATGTGCTAAACTAACAACTGAAGAGTCACTACCTACATTCCTTGCAAATACTGATACCGTTGCGCTTTTACCTGCAGGTACAGTATACACAGCAGTTGTTGCTCCTGCTGCTAATAGCGTTGAAGCTAAACGTTTTTGTGCCATTTTTTAAACCTTTCAAAATGTGCTAAAGAATGCTACTTTAGCCACGGATGGTGCTGATGCAACAACTGCATTCACCGAGTTTGTTAACGATGTTGAGATAGTATCTACATAAGTTTTAACTGCGTATTCTGTTGGTACAGCAAGATTACTTGC